TTTCTCTCCACCCAATAGCCCCTCTGCGTCACGACCCATCGTGTCTATGTGATAGGCCGCATACTTGAGGAGATTTCCGAGATCACCGGCAAACCATGCGCCAATCGGGTCCGCTCTGACGCGAGCGAGGATCTTCTCGGCGTCATGCGTCCCGAAATAAATAGCAAGATCGGCGACAACCAGATCAGTGTTTGCTGGCATCGGTCTACCCTTTCTTTTGGAACTTCACGAAGAACAGGGCGACGACAATGAAGATGATCCCGCCCTGCGCGATCCCGAAGTTCATGGGGGCCATCCCGGTAAATTGCTCTGGCAGATACCAGAGTGCAGCAATGCCGAACATCGCCACGAATGCTTTGGCTGGCATCTTATCCAGCACGGCCTTGAGAAATTCCAAAACCTTTTCCATAGTTATCCTTTCTTGAATGGATCTACAAGTATATGTATCCCCGTAACCAATACGGGCAGCGGGCGCAGTTTGACAAAAGCATTTTGTTCCCACGCCTCAGCCTCGGTATCAACATCAGAGCCGCCACCAGAGGCTCCAATGTGGTACTGATTATCGAGGCAGATGGTCACGTGGGTAGCATGACCATCCCGCCTCGTGCGAAACAGCAGACACCCACCGTGCGGATGGCGCTGGTTTGCTTTGTCGAATGCAAGCATCAAGCCATGAGCCGTTAGTCTGTCACGGTCTTTCAGAATACCAACCGAGCGTAGACATTCGCACACTAACCCGGAGCAATCAAACCCACCAGGATCATCACCACCCCAGATATAGGGGCGGCCCAACTGCTCCCAAGCTACCGCCAGAAAACGATCCACCCGCGTCGGTTTACCTCGCGGCCAAAGAATCGGTAAGGTCCACATTGCCTGACTCCGGTATGCGCAAGCTGTCTATTACAAACACCTTGCGACGATTGCGGCCCTTGGTTCCTTCGATATGATACCAGCCCTTGGTTGTATCGTCATATTGATCGGAACGCATCAGATCAATTGACCAATAACCGGAGGCGTCAGTGGTATCCCATATTGCATAGGGCGTGATGGTGTAGCCTGGCGTACTGGCCGTGACATTGATATCCGGCATCAGCCATCCCTTCACAACAATGCCACTATCGGCGGTTCCATTCGGCTTGTAAAGTGAAGCATATACAGTGGCATATGATGCCCCACCAGCGGGCGGGTCGATAACTACATTGTAACCAAGCACCGCCAGTGAATCCTCGTTGCCAGTAATAGTTGCCGACAACGTGTCAAACTGATAGCTGGCCCCAAGCCGTGATATAAACCGTGTCACCCCAGCGTCGAGCATGAACGTAACGTTTCCTTGATTATTAGCTACCAACGGCCCCGCCAGCGGTATACCATCGGTCGTCTGAGCCGCTATACTGACCGCAGGCACAACGGCATCGGTTCCAGATGTATCGACCGCATAGACAGTGACGGAATATAGACCGCCGCCTGTGGCCGTTGGGCCGTAGAATATGGATGGATACGCCGTAGCTGTATCCTTGACGTATTGGGCGATATCCTTTTTGTCGGCGTCGCTGATTGTAGCCGACCCCGATGCTGCATTGCCGATCCACACGCCTATATCTGAACTGTCCACGTTGTTCGTATCGATATTGCGCCATACCTCCTCCCATTCTGTACTTGTAAGGCTGAAGCCGGATTTGCCCCAAGTAGCCAGAGCGTCAGCTACAGCGTCATTGATATCCAGACTGTCGCCAGTAACGGACGGGTCGAAAGTTGATCCGGCATCGGCCAGGGATAGCATAAGACCGACCCAGCTACCGCTTATTGTATCGCCCGCCGCCCGCCGCATTAAGCTATCGATGATCGCGCCCATATCGGCATCGGCAATAGTAGCAGTGGCCCCGCTGGCCGCCGAGTCAGATTTACGAATGACCGCCGCTGTCCAGCTAGCTGTTACCGTATCGCTCGCAGCTCGCCGCATGATGCTATCAACAATGGCAGCCATATCAGCGTCGGCAATAGTCGCCGTAGCTCCGGCACTCGATACCTTGGCATCAATTGAATCATAGACAATAGAGCCTGCCGTATATTGGGTGGAGTATGTCGACAAATCCTCGGCCCATGTTGCGGCGGCAAACTCCTCACCAACATTGCTATGGAAATGTGTTGCTAACCAGACATTGGCTTCAAAGTCGGCAGCATCGAATGAACCACTGGTATTGTCAGCGTTGATCTTGAGTGCCACGGCTTGGATTGAATCTGCTTGCTTGGCAAGCAAACCATCCTCCACCGATGCTGCGCTCACGTCAACTATCACAGAATCAGTTGCAGCCGCGAACGTACTGAATCCAGTAGCTTTATAATCGGCCGCATTGGCGTGGATGGAATCCTCAATTACACTACAGAAACCGTTGTCAACAAGGCTACTGATATCCGGCAAGGTCGAGTCAGTAGTTGGATCAAAGGTGGACAATCCTGATACATCGGCTTTATAATCGGCCGCGTTGGCATGTACCGAATCCTCAATGGCCGCCCGTTCAGCGGTAGACAGACCAAAGCCAGCCTTGTCTGTCAGTGCCCGCGTTGCTACAGACCATACATCAGCGGCAGCATGCGTTGAGAATCCGGTAGCCTTATAATCGGCCGCGTTGGCATGGACTGTATCCTCTATTGCAGCGAGCAATCCGCTGGCTATCATCTTGCTAATGTCTGGTAGCGTTGAATCTGTTGCGACATCAAAGGTCGACGCACCCGCGGCATAGCTCAACACGCGGCCAACCCATGACCCCGATATTGTATCAGCCACGACACGACGCATGAGGCTGTCGATAATGTCACCCATTGCATCATCTGAGATTCCGGCCCCACCAGAGGCCGCTTCACTTAGCACACGCCCCGCCCACGAACCAGTGATTGTATCGGCGACAATTCTACGCATGAGCGAGTCAATGATCGCGCCCATATCGGCGTCTGAGATTGTAGCCGAACCACCAGCGCTTGAAACCGAGGCGTCGAATAGAATGCCGAAACTATTAGCAGTGCCGTTGTGGCTGGCAGTATCAGCGTTCCAAACTGAATCCGCTGCATGACCCGCTGCAATCTGCATATCATTCACAGTTAGAGTGTAGCCAGTCTTGTCATTGTTGTTGCTCAGATTTGTGGCCGTGGTGACGGTTGCAATAGTCTGTCCATCAATATCTATCGTCGTGGTATCCTCGTCAAGCGACGTAAGCCACCGGTAATCATCGGTGTTGCGCCACACCGAATCCTTGATAGTATTATAGGCCGTTGTTGATAAGGCGAAGTTGGCCTTGTCCGTCAATGCCCTGATGCCCACCGCCCATACGGCATCTGCGTTATGAGTTGAGAAACCGGTAGCTTTATAGTCCGCCGCATTGCCATGGACCGAATCTTCGATGGCCGCTCGCTCAGCCGTCGTCAATGAATAACCAGTCTTGTCGTTATTGTTAGTTAGGTTGGTGGCCGTTGTTGCAACAGCAATGGTCTGACCATCTATATCAATAGTGGTAAAATCCTCGTCGAACTGTACCAGGCGGTAGACCTCAGTACCATTCAAGTCGATTGTTGTATTGTCCTCATCAAGCTCGGTCAGAGTGCGGGCAGCGGCAGCCCATACATTAGCAGCCGAATGCGTTGACCAATCACCCTTGCCATCCAGCGACGATGCTTCAAAATCAGCAGCAGCAAGATCACCACTGGTATTGTCAAGGTCAACTCCCGCCTCACCCGTTGCCAAAACATCCAGCGTGCGACCAGCCGTTGTTGGCTTGAGGCGGTTATGGAGAATCGTTTCTGTGGCGGCATAGTAAGATCCGCTGGCCCAATATTTATATATGATGCTATAATCAGTATTATCATCAAGCACAATTGAGGTATCAACATTGGTAGTGAAGATAGTGGTTGAATCGTCCTGACCTGTAGCCATATCAATATAGGTTAGAATCTGCACCGAATCCCATTGCGTATCAAACCGCAGGACCTTGTTATAGTTTGCTGCCCGCGCATCACTATAGAATGTCAAGGGCAGCAATAAGAGGGTCAGTATTGTAGTTATGAATTTCATTTCATACTCCTCATTTCAGGTATCCACCCTTGATGTATGTCCCCCGCCACGAGCCGGTTGTATCGGTCGGGCCGCCGCCTTCCTCCATGTAAGTAATAATACAACTCGGGAACACGACTGTTTTTCTTTCATTGCTCGTGTAAAAGCAAGCAGCGGGCGTGCCAGTGCCCGCTGGAGCGTATGCTGATAATAGTAAACTCACAGAACTATCGTTTGTGTAGGCGTTTTGTACCTCATCTGTGATGTCGAGTTGATAGTCGAATATCGCAGCGTAAAGACTAACACTATCAATGATAGTACTATCGGCATCATAACAGTCATCATCGGCACCGCAATCTACAAAACCACCAGCACAATCATTGTCATTATCATCGATCCCGCCCATACAGGTAAATCGAAGAACATGCCCGATAGTATTGGTGTCGGCATCCCAATATGCCGTATCATAGCTCCAATATTCACCACAAACCTCACCCGCCGTTGCTGCCTTAGCAGCTTTGTCCCCTTCATTCCAGGGCTTCAGAAGTCGCCGAGCAACCAATAACTGGCCTTCGGTTATGGCCGTATTGCGCCGCTTGAGATCCAATAACGCTTCGGTAATGACCATCCCCGCCGGTACATAATCCGCAATGCTGTCGATCCGAATCACAGCACTATATCCATAATGCGCGCTCTCGGTGGCATCCCACGTAATACCCATATACATATATTTATATGCACCATAATTATTATCCTTATGGCTGCCATAGTCATAGATACAAGCATCGTCAATCGGTCCACTGTTTACCGTGTTGTCTGTATTTTTGAGTGATATAGTCCACGTTGGTGCTGTGCCTGTGAGCGTATCAGTATAATCATTCCAGGCGATTGTCATGGAATCCTCAAGTGTATCGGAATTGACAATACAAGCAAAATGGAAATCATTGAAATTACTATCCGGTGGATTACTAGTCTGGGCATACCATTCATAATAGGTAACGATAGGATAAGCATGCCCGCTGGCATTGGTAGTATCCCACAGGGTATCGCCGTTGCCGTCGTTGGTTATCCATACCTCGACGTTAGCTTTTGGAATGCCAGACTCGACGACGACAATATCAAGGGTACGTTGCAAACCAAGCTGATACGGGTCCGGTTGATTATATACCGTAACATCATATTCATTGATGAAACTGCCCGTATATGTCATATCACGGAGATAATTATACATCCCAGTGTCGCCCGATCCATAGGAACCGGCCAAGCCAACCGTGCCTTGTTGGACGGTACCGATCTGTGCTTCAAGGACACAAGTGTCCCGATCTATCAATACCCCGGCCGCAGTACCATCATCGCCACCAATGTTATAGCACCAACCCGGCGACGTAATATGATTACCATACCAATTGATATTGGCACCCTCCCAAGTGTAACTCGTGGTATTCATATTGAAAGCCGAGGCTATGAATATCCCGCGAATGCCATCATTATCAATATCAGTGCCCTCGGCGTGCATAGTAATAGTATTATTGTAGATCCATATATTACTATCAGGCTTATCACAGTTTGGGAGCCAATAACAATTAGCTGCACCAGTAAGATAGGTAATACCACACGCTTTATTCCCAAGATATGATTTAGTTAGATCCCCAAGGTAGGCATGAATCTCGTTGTCGCGGACGACGACCCAATAGTTCCGGTAGCGCATTTTGAGAGCACTGACCCACAATTCGTATCCATAGTAATCATCCTCCCCCTTCTGAGCATGAATGGTATTTCCTTCAATAATTACCGTATCACCAGTCGTCCCCTCAGATGCTTGGCTTAGGATAGCTGTCTGCATCCCAGTATAGGTACTGCCAGCACAAATATAGTTATCATATATCCAGGTGCCACCAGTGAAAGCCCCGCCGATGCCGGTGCAGTTCTTTGTGCCCTCATTACTCGATCCAGACGGATAATTATAGTAATCATTGTGGGCGTCGATCTGAAAATAGTTGTCGTGAAATAGGATCTTGCCCCCACAGGTGAAGCCTGCTGGTGCCCACAGTGAGCACAGCGACATTTCAATGGTATAGGAACCGGACAACGCTCGCCCCAGATCCAGAAATCGAATGGCGTGGCCGTCGTTTGTACCCGCCGATGTAAAGGAATGCACGGTTGACACGAAATTGCAGCTGGTAATGTCGCACTCGATTATGTCGCCACTGCTGTAATTCATGCAATGCCCGTTAGTTCCCCTAATAAAGAAATCGACATTTTCAATCACGATGTTATCATTGCCGCCCTCCCAAAACATACAATCACAGCTGTCGGCAATATCATCCCCAGCGTGATAAATGGCACCGTCGTGGATCGTTATATTATAAGCGTTGCTTTTGAACACCATGCCCACATCATTAGTACCAGCAGGTCGATCACCAAAAAACAAGGTGTGACCATTCATGTTAATGCGTATGTTGTGTGTTCCTATATTAGTACGCCAAGCGGTCGCGGCTGCATCCGTTAGGTCTGAGGTCATATAATAACAGGTATCGGAAGCGCTAAATATAAAGCTGCCTGACGTAATCTCAATACTGTCGCTGCAACTCGCTGGGCCTTGAGCATTGACCAAACATGGCAACAACATAAATATAGCAACAGCCAAATATCTCATCATCGCCTCGTTATTGAAGTAACGCGGGGCTTGGAAGTTGCCGCTGGAGTATATGAAATCACTACCCACAGTTGAGTGCACCGATTATTCCCACTGCCATTATGCAGCCCCCCCGCTTCCCATGAGATCCCGTTGACTTCAGCAACCGTCCAGTCCCCACCACCAGGTTTACTTATAGCCTCTGAATATTCAACATAGCTGGTTGTCAGCGACTGAGCCGATCCGTCGTTGTCAGTAGAAGAGAATCGCAAGAACGGTGTGAATGCTGGCGACCCTAGCGCACCGGACTTCTTACTAATATAATGTACTGTAACTGATATGTCGGTAGCTCCAGAAGGCACTGCCGGAGTTGTTGGGAACGTGCAGGAGAAACGGTTGGCGCTCTCTGAATAAATATAAGTTCCATCATCATCACTAGTAGCTTCATCAATCATGGCCCATTGATCTGTGCCAGTGCTGACGATCCAATTCCCGTCATAATTCCCCTCGGCGCTGGGACGTCGTGTCACCGAGTCAGCCCACACCATACAGGGCAGCAGAAACAATATCGCCAATAGCCACTTAATCATAAGTATATCCCACGTCCACAATTACCTCCGTAATATCCGCATCCGGATCAGAATAGATCAAAACGTAAATAGCCTTACCCGCCGCAATGGTCGCATCATCAAAACTCGTAACCTCAGCCGTCCCGGATGTTGACGTGATAGTACAGATAGTATCAGCGTTGGCTCTTGTCGTCCTGTCATCGGCAAACATGAGCCGCCAATCTAACTCCGTTGTCGGGTCCGCATCACAAGCCACCTTAACCGTATCAATTGTCAGCGCGTAATCGGTTTCGATCCAAATACCGCAAACAGAGTCATCGTCAAACCATGCGTTAGGATAAGACACGACTCGACCTATCCAATGATGCTTCTGTCGAGCCGAGAGCGAGGAGTCAGCAATCGCACCAGCAGCAGTAGCTAATTGAGTTGTGGCAACAATATGGGCAGCACTCATGCTGTCGGCGGATATTTCACCGACCGCATGAAGGTTGTCCTCAATTACCACGGCAGTATCGGCTTTGATTGCTATATATTCCTTGCCTCCGGCAACTCGCGCATATATGATAGCGGTATCAACGCGATCTGTACCGTCTCGTAAGTATTGCCCCCAATCCGGATAAAAGCTATAATTGCGTGGCTCCGCGCTATCGCTGGCTAACACGAGGCAAGCGTCAGATGTATCGTAATACAATGCGCCGTCCTCTTGCAACCCTGCGTCCTTGAGGGGGATTTTCAACAACAAGGCAGCCCTAACACTATCAACATCAATCAGACCTGGCAGGGCGCTATTCGGCACAGCACTATAATTCACAAGCGAATCTGGAATACAGTCAGCCGGGCCAGTGACGTCAACCCCGATGTCGATATGGTCGGTGGCCAGGCTATCAGCGGTAACAGATCCAGACGCTTCAATGTGTCCCGTAACATATACGTCGGTATCACTCTGCCAACGTTCTTGGGCTTCATTGTAGAACCAGTCCCACAAATCACCAGCGGCATCGGTGGCTCGGATTCCCGCATCGCTACCAGAGGAATCAGCATTCAAGACAACCCATTCTCCGGCCATGAGGGCTTTGTAACTATAAAAATCGATACCCGACAGATAGAGATATTTGTTTATGTCGTCGGCTTTGAGTTCATAGATGGTTGAGTCTCGGGCTATAAATTCAATGCCACATACTCTGTCCAAGGCCTGATAGTTGCAAGCGAAATCCCAAGTTGACCAGACCGGGTTCAATGAATCCAGGTTGCCATCATAGCCATCAACCTGAGAAAAGATATCTGGCGTGACGCTATATTGACCATCGGAGTAGGTAATACCCCAGCCAGCTTCATCGGCACCACGCGAGGCCCTTGTTTCCCAGCTTAACACACCGGAGCCGTTAGTTTTCAATACAGCATCAGCCGCCCCATCACTCTGTGGAAAGCAGTAGTTTCCAGAAATTTGCAAGCGATAGATATTCGTCGTATCATTAGGATCATTGCTAAAAATAGAATCGGCATAGATCGTAACCTTAACGCTGTCATTCGATGCGTTCCGCAATGGGCGACCAATCAGACTCGAATCTGTAGTACGCCGCCATTGCCATAGGCTGTCAGTGCTCAACATCAGATTGGCCAAGGTGTCATCGATATTAGTCCACAGGCCAGCCGTAACACCAAAGCGGCCCTCTGCATTTGCAATTGAATCAAGTAGGGCGCTATCAAGCAGATTGGCAGGGTCCGACTTGAAATAGAATCCAGTTGCCGGATCAAATACTAAGGTATCATTGCTGGCGTTAAAGAACATCAATACGTTGCCGTCACGATTCATTACCGTATCGGTATCTTGCCGCCATTCGGGTAGTACTATCGGAGCGGGCTGGGCCAGCACGTCATCATAACAAACAATCAACAGCGCCGCAATGACTATGATTATAATCAGCAACAACGCATTGATCGCCTGTTTGTTTTTGACTGTATTCATAGCTATTGCTCCAATTTTGATCGGATCGCTTTCAACTCGTCCTTGATCTCGGCTATGTCGCTCTGGATATAAATCATTCGCTCTTCTAATCGGATCGCCGTCTTGTCGGTCGAGTCAGTCTTGATAGAAAGCGTCTTGATATCCTGAGCGTTCTGAGCGATGTCGCCAGTCGTCGTGGCCCATACCAGCCCTATCATCCCCACCAAAGCAAGGATCAACCCGCCGACGATCCACATCCAGAATTTACCATTATCATTCACAATACTTGCTCCTATGTCGAAAGCTGTACCGCCGTGACCTGAGTATATACGTCAGGAGCGCAGCCATGCCGTAATTCTGTAATCATGAAATGAGTGTTCTCCCAAGTATCGCCATATATCTTGAGGTGCGGGTCGCATGATTCGTGATCGAACGTAATGTGATCGCCAACCTCAAGATCGGTATTCGTGAATCCAAGGGCTGTGAACTTAACATAGTTATGCGGCCGGGACCAAAGACCTTCCCCCCAACCCTCATCAGTTTGAGCCAGATCAGGATCGCCAACAAGCATCCGGCCAATATAGGCCGCGCCCTGCCATGGCGGGATATCAGTTGGGTTATATCTGGCCGATATGTTTGGCCAATGAACCTCGGCAGCAATGATTCCATAAAGTGCTTGTGACTCCACATCATTCAATTGGAACTGTACGCGATAAATATCCTTTTCCTGGTGATAGCGACAATTGACAACAAGCCGGTTGGCATATATGGGTGTTTTGCCTATAGTGATATCACCATCCTTGATATGGGTGAAGTGAATTGTGCGGCTAGTCGTTGCCGACAACCAACCGGCGTGTAATAGATTGATACAACGAGCCACACCGCGCGCATCCCATTGAAATGCAAAAGTTGATTGCTCCGACAGTTGTTGAATTGTCTGGTTGATTGTTAAGTTATTATCGCTATGGAGTTGGATATGTACCGGATGCTTACAATACAAACCATCTGGTCCCAGCGATATTACCACATCGTAACATTCATCAAATCTATTGGTATCGATAGGTGGGGCTATGTCGGCATAATTGCGTAGAATATCCTCTATAATCCCGGCTGATGATACGATGACATCACCGGGGCCATGATGAGGCAAAGATAAATTATTCCATCGAGATGATGGACTTTCAATCCACGAGCCATAGAGACGCCCTTCTGCCGCTGCATAACAAATAGTGGGTTGCTCGGGTGGAGATAATAAAATGCGAGCCTGGAATTCATATGCCCGCCATACAAGCTGATTCTCAGGGATATCATCGCCAGCTGCAATGACGACCACCCATAATAACATAGCCGGAGAATAGTACTCGCCATTGTCAGGATCTACCTCAAAAGCATTCTGCCCTTGAATGATACACCATTCCCACGATGTTTGATCCCATGCTACGTCCCCAAAGCGGCCCTGCTGTCCGATGTATCCGGTTGCCGTGCCATCCGTCCCAAAATATAAAGTTGCTAGGGGTGATACTCCTACATCTCCAGACACATCTTGATGGGCATTATATATCCCCGCTTGCATATATCTATTAGAACCTGGCGCAGCCAACAATGTCTTTCTGAACAATACATCCTGTGCAAAATAGAATGGTGCCCAACCGAAAACATTTCCTCCGAAATCCTCGCCGTCATAAATACGCAGATAGGTATTTAACAATCCATCAGTTGCACTATCGGCTGATGTGACACGATAATTTTTGACCGGCGCACCTGAGTATGCAGGCCAGACATCACCTTCGGCATAAGCAATTAAGGGGAAATACGCATATCCATAGCCTGCGCTTGTATCAACAACAACAGGCCCAACCACCGTCCCGCTGCTTGTTTCATTGATAGCAGGAATAGGGCAGTCATTGAGAGAAAGATATACCGACCCGACAGAGTTGATTGCTGTATTAGCTATGACATAACTAAAGAACCCATCTATCGTTTTATAAGCTATTGCTTTAGCTAATCCATTCCCCGCGAATGGATCGTCCCGGTCCCCCAATGAATTGCCTGCAAAATAGTTGTCTCGGTTAAAATTCTCATTCCAGATGCCCCATAACTCCGGCACAAATTCTCCTTTATTATCCGTAGGTACTTCAGCTGCGGGCAGATCCTCTATTTTATCCGTCAATATTGTATGGTTATATGCCTTACCCCACGATGAGGCCTTGATTGTGATCGTTGCGGGCGTGATTTGTATATCCGTAATTGGACCAGAGAACTTTAGGAGCCATGTAGTAACACTCACCGAGGCAAATTCGCCAACCGCCAAATATATGTCGACACTGTTGGCGTGCTCCCAAATATTGCCGTCAGCGTTGACAACCTGGTCGAGTGGTTTGACCATAGTATTTGATACTATATCTGCGACGGATATATTCATCAATTTAATGGTTGTTGAGGGGAATGAAAGCCGTCGCGTCTCCCAATCAAGTCGTTCTGTAAATGGACTAATTGACTTTAGTACCGGTTGCAATTGTCCCGCATTTAGACCACCACCAGCAAGGGACCGAAATGCAAAATTGCTCGCATAGAACGATTCGGCAGTAGGCGTATTAACCCTCACAATACAGCCACCAGTAGATACTACGCTATCTTTGGCCACTTCATATACTGTATTCAATTCCCGCACTAGTAGTATTCTCCGCTTGGTAGTAACGGCAGACCAGTCCAGATAACATTCGCGTCATATATCTGATATCCAATCTCAACAATATCAAGCTGGTCGGGGAATCGTACCAGTTTAGAATTGTAATACGCTGACCCCTCTTGTAATATGCAGGGCTTGAATGCTCCCTGACAATCGGCGTGGGCATTGACGAGCGCATTCTTATTAGTGGTTCCATCAAAAGTATATTTCCGGATGATATGATGAGTACTAGTAGTATTATATTGAGTTGTAAATATACGTCCACCTGATCCACGTTGAATGCGAGTATTGAATGTCGGCTTGTCAGCCAAGGGATATTCAGAATTCTGCGTGATGGTCCACTTCCGGAGGGCCATTACCATGCTGGCTTTGACTGGTGTATTGTGGCCGCTAATGCGGATACGAAAATATTGATGGTTCTGAGCGAGGGCTTGTCCGAAATCAATGAGCCGCAAGCCATTCAGCGTCCCCGATAAGGGAAAGGGATATGTATCCGGTACAATACTAAACCAAGTGCTACCGTTATCACTCCAAAAAACATAGATTGACCCAGTAGTAAAGTCCTCGTAGTTAGTCAGCACAATCAATAACGCTTCTATATTATAATTGAGAACATCATTTGCATTCCGGATTATGATATCGACCGTGCCAGTAGAATTATACCACCAATATGTTGAGGGATTGAAATCACCAAGATGTTTACCCTCGAAACCTACTTCTTCACCCGTCACGCTATAGATTGGCGAGCTGCCCATTGCGCCGGGAGTGTATATACTAAACGACACGGAGTGCTCCTCCTGTAATCATATCGGGCGACAACGCTATCTTGCTTGTTAGATTCTCGGCTGCCATCTCAATACCCGGAATAATTCTATTGAGTACAGACTCATCGGCATCACCGCTGATGTTAATCGTTAGGTTAAGCCCGGAGCCGCCGTTAGCCATTGCCCCGCCACTATAGCCACCACTAACCGCTGCGCCCGCAAAAGCCGGAGAGAATCCCTGCATCCCATCCATAGCACCCCGCTTAAAGAATCTGGCAAAATCGGCACCCTGTTTCATAGCCATGCGGTCATTGGCTGCCGTATCAAAGATACTGCTTAGTAGTCTAATTATACCCGGAATGAGATATTTGGCAATATCTTTCAACACTTGGCGAGCAAAGTATTTCAAGAAATCCTCCGCCATATCTTGCCAGACCTCCCGCATGACAATCTTGCCTTTACGGAATTGCCTGATGATACTATCGCTTGTCGATCCCATTACGCCCGCTGCATAACGACTGAATCTCTGGTATTCTTCTGAGCGGGCTGCAAGAGAAGCGGCTTCGTGCTCTCTAACGAGATCCTGCAAGTAGGTATCCTCTTCAGTCGCCTTTTGATTGAGTTTGATATGCCGGATATGAAACTCCTGATACATTACATTTTTTCTGAATAGCTCTTGCATCAGTCGCTCTTCGCGGGACAGCGATTCCTCGGCTTCTGTTTTGGTCTGTTCCTTGGCAGCGGCCACGCCGACAGCGACGGCGTTAGCTAACGCCGATGAGACAGCGTCCGCCGTAGCTAAAGCCGCATCTTGCAGGGCCTCCAGATTAGTTTTGAATTCATCGGTGGCTATATTCGCCCGCCCGACTCCCATAGCAATAGCGAGAGATAATTGGTCAAAGTCACCCGTTAAGAACGCTTTGAGTGCATCACCAGCATGACCAAGAAGTTTGAGAAAGTTATCGAGGTTCTCACTGGCCAGTGTCCAATACGCCCCAAAGGTCGCCCCGCCTGTGGACAATATGTGCGATAGATCACCGATATATGCCCCGATGCCACGCAAGGCACCATTGATAGCATCCAGTATGGTAACATCACCCTCATCTAAACCAAGCGCAACATCGCCAGCGGCTACTTTCAAATCCTGCCATGCCACGGTTATCTTCTCAATTCTACCTTGGGTTGTTTTCAGAAACGCCGCCTCAACACCCTGAAACTTTGCGGTCTGTTTGAGAATCTCGGTGTAAATAGCTTGCTGCTGTGTCGCTTCGCTAACGACCGTATTGAGACCATAGTAGCCTTGTGTAATCTTGCGGTTGATTACATCAAGCCGGACGTTCACGCCGATGTTATCAAGGATGGCTGGGTTCAACTGTTTCAAGCCCTTGATAATCAACGGTAGCTGGACGTTGAAATCTTCGCCCATTGCCAGCGACGCCTCACGGATGGCCTTCGTCATCTTGCTGACTTGTTCAGTAGATAACGAGGTTGTCATACCCTTGAGGAATCCCGACGCCACCGAGGCCTTTGACGCCAAGCCGCCGAGGTGCTTGCCCATTTCCTCGTATATCTTATTGACGTCCCGGCCAGTATTGACAGCTACCATATTCAGAGATATAAGCGTGGCCTCGTATTTGGCGGCGTCGCTGATGGCACTCTCGATAAATTCAGTCGAGGCTTGCCATACCTTGTAGGCAGCACCAACAAGCAGGGCGGACTTGGCGATCCCGCCCATGCCGACATTCACTTTATTGATCTGCCGCGAGGCTCGGTCCTTGGCCGAGATAATTATATCGTGTTTGTCTCTGGTCGTCGCCATTACGACTCCTTGGCTTTCCGCGCCTCGGCTAATTGCTCACCGATGATCCCACAGGCGGCCACATAGATATGCGGCAAAGCGTAGTAGTCATTGGGACACGTTACCCTATTGAGACCATCACAGGCCATGTACATTTCTAACAGCATCCGATTCTCATCTGTGAACAACGGTTTGGGACAGATCCCATACAACTCGAAAGCCCGATATGGTAATAGCTTAAACCTGCCATCTGTGCTAGTATGGCCGAAGATTCTATGTAGTGAGCTAATAAGACCATGCCAATCACCCCTTGTGATCGTGACCGTTTCCTTGTGCGCTGGCAACCGTGCTATAACCGGGCCATCCTTCAGGCATCCGACTCCTCGTCGTTTGTAGTTACAGTCCCCGCAGTCTGGCTCTGAGTTTCCCCAGAAGAACCATCCAGCGAGGAGGGCGAGTTTCCCTCCGGCCCACCATCCGGCTGATTGAACTCATAGATGGCATTCTGTAATTCTAAGACAACTTGGAGATCAGCAATCCGCTTCATAACACTCGCCATCCCCTCGGTTACGCCATCAATTGATACAATGCACTTAGCCAGAATATCACAAAAGCCGCCCCACTCTTTCAGAATGCCAGTATCTTCATCTGACTCCGGGACCATGACGCTGAGATCACTTACCAGCCGCATCCATTCAGCTTGATCGAGTCGGCGCAAAACGACGATCCCACCGCCGATCTCCACCTCTTTCGTTTCGCCCACCTTAATAAGTTCTATTGGCATTAGAATCCTCTCAATATGGCGTTGGCCGTGATAATGGTTACGGGTGAATCAACACCCGCGTTGTCGTCGTACATCTTGCCGGTCAATACTAATGACTCCGGCGATTCGTGGTCGTAAGTCGGGGAGGCGATCACTCCATTGAAAGCGATATCGAAATCGTTCTCGTCTGTGCCTGGTGTAGCATGGCCCCAACCGATCCGCACTTCACGATCGATCCCTTGCTCAGCGTCAGTATCATATAAGGAACGCAGACCACCATTGTCGAGGATGTTCAAAGTGAACTCACCCGTGAAATTAGTTTGGGCAAACGACTCCGGCTCACCACTATCATAGCCAATCGGGACGATATCATAATGCAACGAGACCTCGAAGCTGGTCAGGATGCGGTCGATACTGTTATATTGACATATAGCTAGGTCCGAATGATATAGCACATCGTTATCACTGACCGTCCAAGTGCCGGATGGCGTACAGGTTGTCAAGTTACCTCGGCCTACCAGGGTCGCCTCATACATGACCATTTCCTGATTAGCCATTGTGAACTTGAGATCGGACACAATGCAGTCCTTGAGCTTGACTGACTTAGAGGCACCCGACGGATGTCGTTCAAAGAATGTCACGTAATACCCAGCACTATTAGTGAAATCAGCTGGCTGCCCGCTGGCCATTGTGAAGGTAGATCCATATGGGGTTGTACCGCTCTCGGTTACCGTCTGGAAAAAGCACGCCAGCAATAGATCAATTTCATTGATCTTGCATATTCCGGTTATCGTTACCTTGGGCATCGATCCCTTGGTATTCTGGATGATGCTTTGAGTAGTCGGACGTCGAGTGCCATGAGTCTTCGGTAACTCGCGGACCTTGACGTCAGACTCAAAGTTCGTCAATTCGCAGGACAGTTCGGCCCCATTGTTGGCCGTGGTCAAATCTGAGTTATCAGCCTCGGCTGTACCCCACGTGCTTTGTAGGACTATGCCGTATCGTAACTCCTGCGCAGCTATGTCAGTAATGGCCATTAGTTACCTCCTGGTTTTGGTGTGCCCGGCTTAGGCTTTGCCGTAGCTATAACACCAATCTCTATGAAATGCTGCACCTCTTCATTGTCTTCGACCTTGACTGACTTGCCGTACTTCAGATCACGGGCGGCCTTCTTGTTGATGTCAAAGACGCGCGCCAGCGTGTAAGCCGGATAGCTTTTCATTATCTCCGGGTTGGCACCCTTGATTGTTATAGTAGCCATCGTTACTCCTGTATATGTTCTACAAATTTGCTAATTGTTAATGATAGCGAACCGCCCAGCGTATGATTGAATGGCTCGTCTGGAATCATACTAGTGATGGCTGTTATTCGATAGCCGCTGCCGAGATCGCGGTTGTCGAACATCTTATTGGCTACGCTGTTGAGCAATCGGCTTACCATGACCCCATCCATAATGCCACCAATATAGGCTACATGCACCCGGATGCTGTAATTTAGTTCCCACAACAAGCCAATGGTGGGCCGATTAGGATAATTGCCATCCCATGTAGCCGCCTCAAAATCTACTGTTGCCCCATTTAATTGAATATCAGCCGTATCATGCCCATCATAGGCATAGCTGATCTTCGGATCATCGGCTGCCATTGACGTAATCAGGGCATCCAACAACACCTTGAGCTTGTCGCGCCCGGTTTCTATGAAGGCCGTGCCGTAAACTTCACCCATTAGAACGTCCCCGCTGCGCAGACATATAGAATATAGATATCAATACTGGCTATGGCAATCCCAGAATCAGGGCCGTACTCTATCCAACCCGGTCCGATCTGTTGTAAATCCCGATAACCCGTGCCGAGGTTTGGTTCGGTATCTAAGAACTGTTTGAGGGTGGCCAATAAAGCATTGCCCCGGCTCTGTAGATCGCCTCCCTCTGTTATCTTGATAGCCCCAGCGACCCTAAGCGTTGTCCGATAGAAATAATGGCTCGCATCCTGCGCTATCAATTCCTCATCTCCGGTATCAATCACAAATAGGGCGGGTAGCAATTCGTCGGCCAAGGTCTGGATTGGCTCGGTAAAATGATGTACGCTAACCGGATCAAGTGGATAGCCTGCCGGGTTGTCAACAATATCCAGCAGCTCATCCTCAAGCGCCTGTAGGATGTCACCCCGGATACTCATCGCAGTGGCCTCGTAATGGCGTTGCGGATTGCCCTGATGGCGACCTTCCCTTTCTTGCGCCAGAGATCAGGTCGCACGGCCCGCTTGGGAATAACAACCCTCGTCGTCGATTTCCTCAAGTGGATCCCCTTGTAATGGAGGAACCCGCGCATCTTTTTAGTAACTGCGATTGTCGCCCCGGTTTCATGCACGGCAATATACCGTGCTGCTGGGGATGGGCCTATACGCACCGCCATGCCATCACCTGAAACTTTATGAGTGATACTCTTGCGGGCCAGCCCAGATAGGATACCATAATACTTTGAGGTCCTTTGTGGATTACGTACAAAGCCCGGCCCTGAAATCATTTGTTTCCAACCGCCCTCAAGAACAGCACCAGCCCTATTCAACCCACGCCGCAAGTTCGGACCCATCTGGGCCTTGAACCGCGTTAGCTTGATCGGGTATGGCGGTACCACCTTGATTATAAAGTCCCTAGCCAAAGCTCGGCCTCTTGAATCGGGCTAGGGTTGCTTTAATATCGGCCGGCCATGTACTTAGATCAAATGCCTGAGTCTCCTCGGCGATTGTTCGGCTAGTCATGGCTTCCATATGCTTGACTGATTTAAGCCTGGCCCTCTGAACCAACTGACAGCATACCATCACCAGGTCTTGATCCATATCGCCAAGATTACTGCCATAGCTGTATGTCACCCGCCAACCGTCCTTGCCCATGTATCGGCTGAATATAGCTCCCGCATTGAAATATACCCGATTATGACGAGTATCAACGGTGCGTGGATAACTAGCGGTTGTGGCCTCGTCCCAGCTTTGTGATCCAGCGTTCCAGTAAGCTATTTCCGACACCGAAATCAACGGCCAATTATGAACACGATATTCACGGCTATCATCACCTGTAAACGTCTCACCTAAATCAGTCCCCGTCCTGAATAACCGTCCACAATATTTCTGCACACGGGTACTGACCATATTAATAAGCATCTGATAATGATCGCGCTTGATCGTTGCTGACGATGGATCATCGGTGCCCATATAGGCCAGATATTCTTCAACTGTTATCAGGCTGTCGGCGGCTGGTTCAATCGGCATTACTCGGCATCCTCTATCGCATCAAGAATCGCATGGTGAGTTGCTTCGTGAGCCATTAGATACTCGGCGGACTGGACATAACTGCGGCCAAGCCGTTTCTCACCAAAGAACATCCATGGTCCTTTTTTCTTAATTACACCAGCCCCAATAGCTTTCTGAATCAGGGCCTTAGTATTAGCCTGGAAACCGGGTGCCATGTTCGCTGACGGTTCCAGAGCTTTATTTGCCGTCGGACCCGATGCCATCTTTTGACCAGCAAAGGCTTCTATCGACAATTCAAAGTTATGAGGGAACGCCGTGCAAAGTTGCGTTGCGACTCCGGGTGCTATGTCTTGCACCATACCATCAGTCCACGATTTGATATTCGACTTGGCACTCGGAAGCGTCTGGTATTGCTCCGTCGCATGGAATTTGACTTTCATTGTCCGTACTCCGTATCATATCGAGCATTCGTTCTTTACTTTCGGCGAGACCATATCTTTTGATTGCGGTAAAGGCATTGGTTATTACGTGATTGTAGATATCCTCATCCCCAACCAGATTTATCAATGCGGCTCGCTGTTGTGCTATATCAAAGCTATCGGTTGTCAATGATGGCCATAGCAGTTCCTGCATATAGATATCTTTTGTCCCAATCGTCGGCACCCCAAAAATAGCATTCTCCATTTGGATGCGTCCCGCGGCTGGAATGCCGTGATATGAGTCAACCATAACTAACTGCTGCGCCGCAAACTTGAGATATTCAGAGTAGGGCATTGGCTTTCGCACGATATCGAAAAATCCCGTAAGCCTTACGTCACTTGGCCACGCCACCGCATATGTCCGATAACCTATGTCAGTACAGACAATTGATGGCGTAAGCCATTCATTATCATAGCGGTGGATAAATGCGCAGAGGCCGCCCGTGCGGACTTCTGGCGTCATCGCTTCGGCCAATATGCCATCAATATCAACGGGATGGCTGAGCAGTTGAACAGGTACTTCTTGGCCGAGTAATGTTTTAAGATATCCCACCGCCGAGGGTTCTTGGCATATAACAAAGTCGGCTTGTCGTAATGCCATCGTCAGGCCAGCAGGATTATAATGCTGCTTCCAAAGCGCCACACTATAATCAACCCCGATTACTAGTGTCGTCTTCTCTTTGTCAATCTCGGCCCGCACTTTCTGAGCCAGAAAGGTTGTATGATCGTTACTTGATAGGTTGATATAAATAATATCATATTGATTCAGGTTCCCGCGTACTTCACCATAAGATATCCAATCGCCGCCAAAGGCCTTACTCCAGCAGGCTGAACCTGTCATGCGAACATCATTAGTCTTCAATATCTCGGCCACGTCGGTGCTGACATGCAAAAACTTAGGTGGTTGAATTTGTAAACTCATAGCTAATGGCTGGGGCGGGAATTAGCCCGCCCCAATCCTTGATTAGATCGACGTATCAATCCAAATGAAGAGAAGAGTCGTCGACGTGGTTGTATTGGCAATCGTCACAGTATTGTCCGTGACGGTGGCGGTCGCTAGCCAACTCTGGGAAGTACTATTATCCGTACCGATACCCCATACGGCCTGAAGTTCATCGCCTTCGGATATCCCCGTCAAGGTGATCGGGGAGTTGCTGGCGTTGCCCTGTGAGATTCCAAAACGCAACCCACTATACGAACGAGATTGAGTCCCGCCCGTTACGGTTCCAGTTACAGCAGCCATAATATATTCTCCTGTTCTTTCATGAGAACTGTGAGGTCCATTCTTAGGTTATGTTGTATAGCAATCCAACCGGCAGCACGGTCGTGGTCTCACATAGTGTCTGGAAATCCTTGCGCATAGTCGCAATGAATCCCATCTGGCCGGTATATGGATCACGGGCATACTCGATCGTCACGCCGCGTCGCACGCCAACCCGCCAGGCGGTTGTGTTGTAATGAATCAAGCATCGCTTCGCACCGCTGTTGGTCACTGTACCATCGGTATGTTGACCCTGTGACAACTGATCGGAGATCAATACATCATGGCCATCGAATGAGAATATCTCACCCGTCAGCCAAGTAGCATTAGCACCATAGGTGCCAGGCTGTGACGCCTGCGCCAGGGAAAGCAGGTCGAAATACGGGCCAAGTGACGTAACGCATTTGACTTCACGAGGGTTGACACCATAAGATCCCATGATCTCTCGATTAGCTCGAATCGATGCCGCTTCTAAGGCTCCGCCTTCACTGGTATGCGCCGAACGGTCGATGGCTGTATAGCGCATCCCCATGGCAGTGCTCTCGGGGCTAATCGATGTATAGCCAACGTCAGTATCCCGATGAGTGGCGGTGGTGTCACCATTCAGGATAACCGAATCCATACCTTTGGCCAAGCAGCGGGCTATTCGGCTACGGACCTCTGACGCGACATCGAAGATCGCATCTTCCTCAAATTCATCCGATAGCCGAACCAGGCCGTTGAATTTGGTGGCCGTGAATGTCACCTTACCGGTCCCGATATCAGATGCCAGCATATTGCTGGGGTTATTGGTGGTAGCTTCGGCGGCTACGTACATAGTCGGCAAGCTGGTCACAACAGGATAAGTGGCGGGGTTGCTCGGCATATTATAGACCGGAATGGTCGGCTCGACGACCGCTTCCATTTTGATCTCGTCAAATAGGGCTTGAGCCATAATCTCAGGTACCCATTCGTCACCGAGATCCGTCCCGGTCGAATACATTGCCTTGAACTGTGGGTCAACAGCATCCAGCAACTTCTCGTAAATTGCAAAGGCTTTGCATTCCTCCTTTGCTCCACGATACATATTACCGCGGATACCATGGCGATACGCGTTCTCGATCAGCAGCACGTCGGCGGCATTGCGAAATGCCTTGAGCGTTTCAGCTTCCCGTGTACCGTCTTCCTTGACCGGGGTGATAAGCAGTTCGCGCATCCGAGCCTTGCCAGCCATCAGAGCCTTGCCACTGTCTGTCGTGTGCCGATCAAAACAAGCTGCCCGACTCACGAGATCGCCGGGGCTGACACGAGTTTCGTTATACATAGCGACTGCTTTCTGACCATCCTCGACTTGCTTTTTGATAGCAAGAAAGTCATCGGCCATCGCCTTCTTGAATTCCTCGACTTCGGACTGCGAGGCCGTGCCACCCTCTACAGCCTTCACCTTCTCGCCCAGAGTTCGCAGCATTTCGGCTGCTTTCTGGGTCTGGTTCTCCATGTCGCCCACTCGGGATAACGCCGTCTCTACCTGTGTTTCGGTAGCACTCAACTTATCCGTCAAGGCCTTCAGTTCTTCTGGGGTCATTACATTACTCCTGTGGTGTTTGCCTCCGGCACGGTTTTGAGGCGATTGGTTTATTGATTTCAATTCTAAGCCATGTTGTTTGGCCTGTTCAAATAGCGCCCCCCGATTGGCGGGGATGTTTACAACTGACACTTCCCATAGGTTTAAGGCTTCAACAATATCGGGGTCTTTGTCTTCTCCAAATGTCAAAGTAACATATGAGAAACCAATCGATAGGGCCTTGAGAATCCCATTATCGACGAGCAGAGCAACATCTTTGCCCTCCGCTGTATTATAGATTACACCTTCAACCCACAAACCCCGATCATCAATCTTATAGTTAAGCCATTTCCCGATTGGCTTCTCTGACCAGTGATGCCCAAAGAGCATAACCGGGAACTCCATAAATGAGGCCATTGTACCGGCGAAAGCAGATGGCAGCACTATCTCGTTATATGAATCCACGTCGTTGGTAGAAGCATAGCCTTCTATCCGCATCGCGATGTCAGCATCATCTGGTTGGGCAGCCTTGCCTGTGATAGTAGCCATGCAAACTCGATGTTTGATATCGCCATCCTTGGGCGGTTCAATATTTCGCCGAGCCGCCATCTTAGCTAATAGTTCTTTCCAATCCATATTTACTCCTCATCCTCCGCTATTACTGGCAGTAGGGTACAATAACAGTTTACTACGTTGCGAGCGCTGGCATTCGTATCATTAGGATACATCATAGCCTCGCCGCCAACCATGAATCGTTGATTGAGCGGAATGGCCTCAACCGTCCCCATCGCTGTATGCCATGCCCGGCTGGTCGGCAGATACGCTGGTAGCCATTTCTTCTTTTCCACCCCAGCTTGGCCATACCCCAAAAAGGAACCGCCGTTTATCATCGCCCCGGTCTCAGTCCGGGCAATTACCATCGCCCTGCCTGTACTGAAATCCCCATATAGCTCTTTTAACTTCTGAGCAGTTAGGTCATAGCCCCAACCCTCAGTATAGGATTCATCGAGCAGTTCTTGAATCCGGGTATACGTCGTTTCGTTAATCCCTACAATTCGCGTAGCCACTTGGTCTTTCATCAGGCTAACGGCTGGATTGGTAACGTCAAAGGTTAGATCTACTCGGACCTGATTAACGGCTCTACCACCGGCCTCGTTTATGCGGGCATCAATAAATGGGCTGGCTTTGTCTTTAAGTTTTGCATCCTCACTCTCGGGGTCAAGCAACCCACCGCCTTTGGCCTTGATTGCAATCACCATCTGGATATGCGATAAACTATTGCGACCGATCATAAAGGCTTTGAGGGCTTCCTGCGCCCGCTTCTCTTGGCCAAGCCAATATTGGCGCATCAATGTGGCCAGACTCTTCTCGTGCTGTTGAGCTAAGACATAATGAGCCTGCCAGATATTTTCTTCGGCTGAGCGTGGTTCTGCGAGGCTGCGATCCGCGACCCCGCCATCATCGGTCCCGGTTAGAGCAACGGCGGTCGGAGTTTCCTTGAACTCATCACCATCATCAACCGGCTCAAGATTGACCATTTCCCTAGCTTCGTTGCGAGTAGCTAACTGTCCCTGGTACAGACGGTAGGCTCGTTGAGCCTGCTTGTTACGATCAGGCTGCAATGCCTCGATTTGTGAGTTGTCAGTCTGTATCCGATAATTGTCACCATACTTGCGGGCCAACTGGATTGTTAGCGCAGCACAGATCACCCGCTGCCAGGGGATGATCGTATCCTGCCAAAACGAGCGCCTCTGTTCCCTGGCAGTGGCATAATTAGCGACTTCTACCCCGGCGATCACTGGTGGCACGCCTAAAGCCGATAGCGTGGTATCTCGTGGTATGGTATGCAATGCATCAACCATTAGATCCTTGAGGGGTGGGGATATCTGAGTATATGTAGTACCATCACCAATGACCGCTATCTGATGAGCATTAGCAGTGCCAGCATAAGCCTTGATCCATTGCTTTTTGGTTTCGGCTATAACTGATTCATCAACCGACTGTTCAGTCGTCAGTATACCGGTTGGCACGGCGTGCTTCTGAAAGAATGTCGCCAGGTGATTGCTATAGTATTCGTTCAGAGCCACCTTGGGAGATAGGGCCGTGATCGGTGATTGACCATAGATATCATGGAGAATAGACGGATAGGTTATGTGGATAACCTGTTCAAGCTCAAGCCGCTTCTCTTTATTACCATAGGTAATAACCCAATGATCCAGATCGCCGGTAGCCTTTGAAACGACCGCTCTTATGATCTGGGGTCGGCAATGATATAAAGCAAGTATGCCAGGGCTATCGTCGAATACTAGAAAAGCATCACCCGTGAACAGGCTCATTGTCAGCTTCCAGAGTAGAATATCCCATGACTCCAATTGATTCGGTCGTTTCAGCAATTCAGCCAGCGGGCCAACTTCTAAATTGATCCAACCTAAATTGCCATCCATCCGCGTTTCCGCTTGAGCCACCAACGGCGACGCGGCTACGTTCTGAGCAATTCTGGTCACGCCAACCATTACCCAAGGATCGGTCTGCATAACATTGGCCAGCTTATGGACATTATCTAGCTTAGGTAGGGGATGGCCTGGCAGTACCGACCCCATATTGTAACCGATAGATGGATTGCCCTTCCAGGCCATCCCCGCCAATCGAGATATGTTGCCCATAAAGGCGATCATTCTGAGGATCGGATTATTTGTGTCTCTCACGATATCAGCGATCCTCTCTGAAACATGGTTCCGGCAAGGCAAGCGTAATTGTCGGCGTGCTGGTGGTGGTCAGGTAGATTACCCTCGTCCCAGATATACCGAGCCTTGTCCTCGTCATATTTACGGACGGCGGCTGTCATCTGAGGCACAAAATCACCGTGGTCCAGCGCTTCCCAACCTTTCGGCAATTGAATCGCCCCTTGTGCATAACGGGCATAGGCCGCATCGAGACTGGCTGTGCGATCCACAACAATTCGCCGCTTCTTGTGGTCCGGAGCACGCTCGACATCGGCTGTACTGCGATTGCTCGTGTATGTACAGGTATACCAACCAGCGTGACGACGGCACCAGTCACGGGCCGCATGGTGTTCTGGTTCGGCATCAATAACGCCGCGTTTCACGTGAAACATTGCGCAAACTCGCTGTAGTTCATCCCAATCCTTAACCGAGCCAACATAGACCTTGCGGGGCACGCTATTGGTGAACTCTTCAATGTGCAGGTGTAATGTAGCCCCAACATCAACCCCGGCATAAGTGCGATCAGCAGCGGCGGGCATGGTGTAGTCGCTGGCACAGAATGATAATGTGCTCCATGTAAAACTATCACCACTGCCCTTGTATGGTTCGCCAAGGATGTTGTTTGCAAACCGCTGCCTCTGAGTTGGGTTCCCCTCTGAGGCCACCCAATCTCTGAACATCTGGTAAATGACTGGAATGCCGCGAACATCAGCAAAGAGCTTTGAAATCTTATATCCACGAGATAGATATACATCAGGCCGGGCAGCGACCCATTGCCCCGGTGTCAATCTATCAAAGAAATCATTACACCGGCGGCACTGTGCGTGAGCATCAGCACCGCCGCGTGTGAATGGAGGAATACTGCCGATACCAAGATCACCATCCCTTAACAACCATTGACCATCGTTGTCTTGCCTAACAAAATTCTGCTTCCAGGCCAATTCTTGTCGTTCGCCGCAATGAGGACATTTAACCAACCAAGTCTGTTGATCTGAATCGGTATATAGCTTGTTGATTCCCATTCCCTGTTGAGTTGGATTACCAAACTTGCGCATGATCGGTTGCTCGGCTGCGCCTAGGCGGTCCTCGGCATAGATTAGGTTTTGCTGGTCACAGCGGTCGTACTCGTCGATAAGCAGAGCGCCAGCCGGAAACTCAAAGAAGTTTGATCGCTGACGAGACCCAACAAACTTCCAGCTGGCATTGAATAGGGTTTTGAGGCCCACACTGTCAGCATAGGCCTTGCCCCGACCCTGCTTAATACAGTAGAATGGAGATATCTCAAGACCCCGGTCAACTCGATTCTTGACAAAGGTATTGCGCCACTCGTCGGTTGGTAGAACATACAGACCATCGATCTTACCGAAGGCCAGAGTCATCATATCACAGAGCGCCCATTCGGTGATCCCTACCTGTGAGGCTTTCTGAACAATGATATTGGGGGAATTGTCCTGATAGAGAGCAGTCAGCCAGGCGCGGTTAGAACCAAACTCAAGTACGGCCCCAGCCCCCGTTCTGTGGTGCAGATAGCCCATTGCCCACCGGGGCCAATCGTGGGCCATCAATGCCACTGCCAGCTTGTCAGCATCGGCTAGCGATAAGTCAGAAGCGTTTGCGGTGCTGTTCAAAAGCGTCGGCAAGCGAGCCTCGCAATTCTTCCTGGCGCTCGGGTGGCATCTGCTGTATGATGTTGGTAGTGATAAGATTGACATCACCACCAGCACCAGTATTGAGATTGCCGGAAAGTTCTTCCTCAAGTCGAATCAATCCTATCAGTTCATGGATTTGTGGCACAAAGTCCGGTTGCGTCTGTAGCTTATGTTTGATACGTTTGGCAGCCTCTGAGGCAATGCCGCGTACGGTCTTGATGTTCTGAATACCCGCCTTGACGATCTGCTGATCCTGGCGTTCCCTGATCTCAATCTGGGCCGCCTTATATCGCTCAACCCAATCGTCGCGTTTGGCAATTCGGCATATTGTGGTTAGGCTCCGGACAAACTTTTTCGCCGTAGCTGATTTACCGCCCTTATTGACCACACTAGTCCAGAACTGGTACATTTGCTCAGCTTCTTTTTCAGAAACCCCAGCTCGCGCACCAGCACCAGATCGGCGTTTCATGGCCTGCCCCTACGTAATATAGCAATCTTTTTGAAATTATTGCCAGTTTGGCAGATCCAAGTATAATAATGGCAGCTCATTCAGATGCCTCCTATATGCATAATAGTAGCATTGAATTGCTTTGGCAAGTAAAGATTTGCCGATCGTGTCTTTATTCTATGTAAAGTCGTTACGTATTGTTTACATGTTGTTTACATATCTGTTTTCTCAATTCATTCAGGGCGGCGAAGATGTCTTTGCGGGGCTTGGTTGAATATTCGCTATCGAGGACCTCGCCTGGCCTGCGGCAGCAGAGATATACCTGTTCACAGCGTACTACCCTTTTTGGTCGGCAATATATGATGGCTAATTCTGGTTCTGGGAACATCGTGCTTGTTGGATGTGATAGATAAGCCTCCCCCAGTCCCCTTATGATGTCGTCGGGAGTATAGGCGGGGAGCGTTGTATCCAGATTCTTGAGGTCGTCGCTTCGGCAGCAGGTCTCACACGCCACGGACTCACCCATGTCAACAGTATAAACATAGCGACTGAAAGTATATACCTCTACCCCAAGCTTCTTGAACAGCGTCCGCCACTCTTCGCAGTCTTTTGGTGTAAAGTGAAATTGGGTCATTTGAACCTCCATAAATACCCCACGATAAAACCAGAACAGAACGCAATAACGGCTACTATTATTATCGCAATTGCGTAGGCTGCTTGCTCACTCACTTCTCCCATTGCTCACTTGCCATCATCGGCCCCCTTCGTATGCCGTTGACTATATCTTCGATTATCTCCGCCACCTCTCCCTTTCAGCCCTATCAGCCTTGGCCTTATCAGCCTTGGCCTTCTTGAAACGCTCGGGTTGATTCCGTGCTATCTCGATATGCGCACTGCAATATCTCTTTCCGTCAGGGCCGAGGTGCTTGCTCTTTTTCCCGCAGCGCCATCCCCGCCACGGCCCCGTCAGGCATACTCCTCGGCACCATCCTTTTTCTCTACTCACTTCACTTCCCACCTTCCCAGTGGCCCGGCACCCAGACAGAGCAGGGCGGAGATGGGGGATAAAACCAACTGTCGGGTAGCGGATCAATTGGTGGAAGTGAGCGAATCATTGAATCCACGAGAAGTGGATCCGCTAAGATACTATCTTTCGGCGTACCCCTCTCCCGCAGCGAGTCAAGGGAGCGGTAAAGAGTTTCGGCGTTGAGACGTTTACCAAAGGACACTGGTGCCTCGAAGTATGGTCCGTATGGTGTCGGGCGTGATCCTACTGGCAAACTATCTCTATGCCAACCGGGCAACTCAAGCCACGTCGT